CAACAGATAATAGAATTGTTTCGGCAATCCCTATTGAGGAGATTAAAACATCTCCACACGCATTGGTAAAGTTCTTAAACTATAGACAGTTACCATTTACAGAAGAAGAAATGTTTGTTGTATCGTTTAGACCAAGAGTTACTAAGGCTGGAAAGAAAATGGCTACGCTAACCCTAGCAGATACATCAAGAGATTTACATGCAGTTACAGTTTTCCCTACAGCATTTGCTCAGGCATATATGCATATTGAAGAGGGTAACTCATACAAGTTTAAGTTTGGAAAGACTAAAGACGGAACAGTGATAATGGAGGAAGTAAATGTTCGATGAATTAGCGATTGACCTACATAAGGTTGCAGTGGAAAAAGGTTTTTGGCCAGAGCCAGATGCCGTAGATGATATCTTTATTGCAAAGCAGTGCATGATGATTGTCTCAGAAGTAACTGAGGTAATGGAGGCTGTTCGTAAAGATAAGGGTGAAGAAGAAATCACCAAAGAGTTTGCAGATATTATTATTCGAACACTAGATCTATACACAGGAATGGTAGAGGCTGGATATACACGATTGTCTCTTGATGCTATGCTTGCAGAAAAGGTTGATTTCAATAAGACCCGTCCAGAAAAGCACGGGGTACGATTCTAATGTCAGTAACAATGGAAGAAGTATTAGCACAACTTAACCCTAAGTTGCGTAAGACTATTATGGTTGGAGACTCAGTACCTCCAACAGAATATGCAGCAACTCCCAGTTTTGGTTTAAACCGTGCATTAGCAGGTGGATTACCATATGGTCGTCAAGTACTTGTTTGGGGTTCTAAATCCTCTGCAAAGTCTTCTCTATGCCTTCAGATGATTGGTCTAGCACAGAAAGAAGGAAAGATCTGTGCATGGATTGATGCAGAAATGTCATACGATAAAGCATGGGCAGAACGTCTTGGAGTAGATTCATCTAAACTTATTTATTCTCAGGCTCGTACAATTAATGAAATGGTTGACGTAGGTACAAACCTAATCAATGCTGGTGTTGATATTGTGGTTGTTGACTCAATTACATCATTACTTCCAGCAATCTATTTTGAAAAGGATTCCGATGAACTCAAGCAACTTGAAAACACAAAACAAATTGGTGCAGAGTCTCGTGACTTTTCCAATGCTTGGAAGATGATTAACTATGCAAATAATAAAGTTAAGCCAACGCTTTTTGTTCTTATTAGTCAAAGCCGTAACAATATTAATGCTATGTATACTAGCCAGCAGCCTACTGGTGGTCAGGCTACTAAGTTCTATTCTTCTACTGTTATTAAATTGTTTTCGTCCGAATCGGATAACCAAGCAATTAAAGGCAAAATAAAGATTGGTGATAAGTTAATTGAAGAAAAGATTGGTAGAAAGATTCGTTGGGAACTGCAGTTCTCAAAAACTTCTCCAGGATTTCAATCAGGTGAGTATGATTTTTATTTTAGAGGAGATGAAGTAGGAATCGACTCCATAGGAGATTTAGTTGATACAGCAGAAGCAGCAGGTCTTGTAAATAGAACTGGTGCATGGTACCAACTAGATGATGGAACTAAAGTTCAAGGTAGAGATGGTTTTATTGCTCGTGTTAAGGAAGACCTTGACTTACAGCAAAGTCTTAAAGATAAGTTGAATAATGGCTAAAGATTTTACTGTATATCCTGGAAAATTTCCATGTAAGAAGTGTGGAGTTGAAGTTACATCTTTAAGATATTGGGCTGAAAGTGGGGATGCAACATGGATGTGTCCAGAAAAACATATATCAAAAGTAAATCTCATTCCTCCAAAGAAAAAGAAAAGTGATTTTAAAAATGAGTGAGCGTGGAGAATCTAAAAGAATAGGTGCTAAGCAGCATAAAAACTCTGGAAGAAATAATACAAAGGGAGATGCTTCTTGGCATAACTTTGTTTTAGACTTCAAAGAGTGCTCTAAATCTTTTACACTTAACCAAGATGTATGGGCAAAAGCAGTTACTGATGCTCTAAAGAAAAATATGGATCCAGCGCTAGTGATTGTTTTAGGCGAGGGTACAAAGAAGGTACGTCTGGCTATTATAGAATTAGAACTACTAGAACAGTTGATAGAAGGAGAATAAAATGACAGAGGGTACAGGGCAAACAACACTAGAAATGATTAATGGTTTGGCAGAGATTGCTGAGTTTATGGAAGATGAAGAACTCAATACGGCTCTAACAATGATTGCTAAGTTAATCATTAAACCAGATATCCCTGCTCCAGTAGCCAGTATTGAAATCGTTAGACTTCAGGCTATTGCAGGAAAGTTAGCACTAAAGGCTACTTGGATGGCAAATGTAGATAAAAACAACAGAGCAAAGAAAAACATTTACTATACAGCAGCAGAAGCAGTAAATAACTTAGTATCAGCACTTAAATACATAATGCGATAACATGCTATACTTATATAAAACAAGGGGATATAATGACAAAAAGTTTATTACAGCAGGTTATGCTCAAAAGTGTTTCTAAGAAAAGCACCATACTGGATGCAGATGCGCTGATTGAAAAGATTAAATCTGGATACGTTGTAAATCGTGGTCCAAAGTTTCAAACCAAAAAAACATTTGCCCCATCAACAATTGCCTATAGCCATGGAGAGTGTCCACGCTATTGGTATCTTGCATTTGATGGTGCTACATTTGAAGACAACGCAGATGCCTATGGTGCAGCAAATATGACTGCTGGAACATTGTCACACGCAAGAATTCAAGATGCCATGATGAATGCTGGAGTTGCCAAGGTATACCGTGATGACGATAACCAGCCAACAACAGAATTTAAGATTAGATATGATGATCCACCTATCTTTGGATATGGTGATGCAATGCTTGACTGGGAAGGCGAAGAGATTGTCGGAGAAATCAAGACAATGCTTAACGAAGGGTTTGAGTATCGTAAGAACTCAATGAAGCCTAAAACTGGTCACCTAATTCAGTTGCTTATCTATATGAAGATTCTTGGTAAGAAAAAGGGTGTATTGATTTATGAGAATAAAAATAATCATGAACTCTTAGTTCTTCCAGTTGAAGTAGACGATTATTATCGACAGTGGATTGATGCAACTTTCCAATGGATGCGTGATGTTCGTAAGGCTTGGGTTGATCGAACACTACCAACTAAAAATTATCGTGCTAATTCAAAAATATGTAAGACATGCCCAATCAAAGCAGCATGTGATGAGGCTGGCGCTGGAGTTGTTAAAATCAAATCTATGGAGGGGCTGATTGAAACTCTGTGACAGATGTGATACATATTTTGAACCTAAAGTAACTTATCAAATTTACTGTAGTGTTGATTGTAGAGACGCTGCAACTAAAGAAAAGATTACCGAGAGGTATCAGATAACTCGTCGTCAAAAGAGAAAAGGCAAGAAAAGATTTTGTTTAGGTGGTTGCCAAACCCAGTTATCAATATATAACGATTCTGGATTTTGTGCTAACTGCAATGTAAGTGAAAAACAAGTAGCAAAAATGTTAAAAGAATTAAAGGGGTTTATTGATTATGAGCAAGAATAAGTGGGGCATAGAGGTTCAGCCAGATCGTGTTTGTGCTATAGACGCTAGTACAAATAGCCTTGCTTTTGCTGTATTTGATAAAAAAGATTTAAAAGAAATTGGTAAGATAAACTTTGAAGGTGAAGACATATACGCTAAAGTGGGGGATGCTGCTAGAAAAACTAAGGCATATTTTGAAACAATTATGAAGGCAGATGCTATAGTAATTGAACATACGGTATTTATGAATAGCCCTAAGACTGCTGCCGATCTTGCATTGGTTCAGGGTGCTCTTCTTGGTGCTGCCGCTATGTGTGGAATTACTACAGTGGGAAAAGTTTCACCTATTACCTGGCAAAATTATATTGGTAACAAAAAGATATCTAAAGATGAAAGAGCAATGATTGCTGTTAGAAATCCTGGAAAGTCTTTGTCTTGGTATAAAACCTTTGAGCGTAATCTTAGAAAACAAAGAACTATGGACTTTATAGAGTTTCAGTATAAAAAGACTATTACTGATAACGATGTGGCTGATGCCTGTGGCATTGGTCATTGGGCTGTAAATAATTGGAATAAGGCTTTGGGGGTTGACAAATAACGCTATGGCTGGTAAACTATATACATCAGAGGTTTGGCTCCGTAAGAGGTTTCTTATGGATAAAAAGTCTCCAGAAGAGATTGCAAAAGAGTGCGGGGCAAGCGTAGAAACAATCTATGTTTACCTTGCTAAATTTGGACTAAGGAAGTCACGACGATGAATAAAGCACAAAAGGTTTTAATTGGAATTGGAATTGCTGGCGCAGTAGGTTTAACCTATGTTATCACAGCGCTTAAAGGTATGCCAGAAGCATTTGATTGGGAAGAGGATGAATCAGATGAGTAATCATACAGAGTTAAGCATTACAGTTGACCAAGTTAATCATCCATTACACTATACAACAGATCCTTCTGGTGTTGAATGTATTCAAATAACTAGACATCGTAATTTTAATATTGGAAATGCTTTTAAATATCTTTGGAGAGCAGGTCTTAAAGATGAAGAAAAAACAATTCAAGATCTTGAAAAGGCAATCTTTTATATTAAAGATGAAATAAATAGGTTAGAGGGTAAATACATTGTCAAGTGAAGTAGAACTAATAGAGCATCTTGATGAAGTTAACAAGGTTGTAACTGAATATTTAAAGGGTCAAGATCCAACTAAGATTTCCAAAGACCTAGATATGCCAAGAACTCGTGTTGTTGCATTAATTAATGAGTGGAAAGTTATGGCTTCTGCCAATGATGCTATTCGTGCTCGTGCTAAAGAGGCTCTTGCTGGAGCAGACACACATTACAGCAAACTTATAACAAAGGCTTATGAGGTTATTGATGAATCAAGTTTGACTAATAATCTTAGTGCAAAAACTCAGGCTATTAAACTTGTTATGGATATTGAAAAGTCTAGAATTGAAATGCTTCAAAAGGCTGGTCTACTTGAGAACAAAGAACTTGCAGAAGAAATGGTTGAGATTGAAAGAAAACAAGAAGTCCTTATTGGAATTCTTAGAGATGTTGCTTCAGAGCATCCAGAAATACGTGACTTAATTATGCATAGACTTTCTTCTATTGCAAAAGAAGGCGAAGTGATTACAATTGTCCACGATGTTCAATGAGTTTCTTGATGTTTTAAAAGAAAACCATTTTATTGAAACTCCAGTAGATGTAAAAACCTTTGTTCAGTCTCCTGAATATCTTGGTCAACCACTGCTTTCTGATATTCAATATGAAATAGTAGAGGCAATGAGTCAAATTTATCGCAAAGAAGACCTGATAGAACTTATGGGTCAAGCCGAAGGCTTAAATCATTTTAATAAATATACAAAAAATGAATTGATTCTCCAACTTGGCAAGGGTAGTGGCAAAGATTTTATTTCAACCGTGGCATGTGCATATGTAGTATATAAACTACTTTGCCTAAAGGATCCAGCAACATACTTTGGCAAGCCTGCAGGAGACGCAATTGATATTATTAACGTTGCTGTTAACGCACAACAGGCTAAGAACGTTTTCTTTAAAGGCTTTAAAACAAAGATTGAAAAATCTCCGTGGTTTGCGGGTAAGTATAACGCTAAGGCTGACTCAATTGAATTCGATAAGGCAATTACAGTTTATTCTGGTCATTCAGAAAGAGAATCTCATGAGGGTTTAAACCTTCTTATGGCAGTACTTGATGAGATTTCTGGTTTTGCTACAGAAGTAGGTACTGGTAACGAACAAGGAAAAACTGCTGATAACATCTATAAAGCCTTCCGTGGTACCGTAGATTCTCGTTTCCCTGATCTTGGTAAAGTTGTTTTGCTTTCATTCCCCAGATATCAAGGTGACTTTATTTCCCAACGATATGAAGCAGTTATTGCTGATAAAGAAACTATTGAGCGTAGACATACGTTTATCATGAACGAAGACTTGCCACACGATGATCCAGGAAACCAGTTTGAAATTTCGTGGGATGAAGATACAATACTTTCATATAAAATACCAAGAGTCTATGCATTTAAAAGACCAACTTGGGAAGTTAATCCTACTCGTAAAATAGAAGATTTTAAATTAGCCTTTTACACAGACCTAGGAGATGCAATGATGCGCTTTGCTTGTATGCCAACATATGCATCAGATGCTTTCTTTAAGCAAAAAGATAAACTAGAAAAATGTATGAACACAAGAAATCCACTAGATCAGTTCAGAAGGTTTGATGAAACCTTTAAGCCAGATGAGAATAAGGTTTATTATATACATGCTGACCTTGCACAAAAGCATGACAAGTGTGCAGTTGCTATTGCTCACGTAGATAAGTGGGTAAACATTCAGGTCATTAAAGATTATGAACAGGTAGCGCCAATTGTTGTAGTGGATGCAGTAGCCTGGTGGGAACCAAGAGCAGAAGGTCCAGTTAACCTATCAGAAGTCAAGCAGTGGATTATGAACTTACGTAGACAAGGATTTAATCTTGGCATGGTTTCTTTTGACCGATGGCAGTCATTTGATATTCAAAATGAGTTGCAAGCAGTAGGAATTAGGACTGAAACTGTTTCTGTTGCAAAGAAACACTATGAGGATTTGGCTATGATGATTTATGAGGAGCGTGTTTCAATTCCCATGATTCCAATCTTGCTTGAAGAAATGTCAGAGTTAAAGATTATGAAGGGCAACCGTGTTGATCACCCCCGTAAAAAATCTAAAGACTTGGCAGATGCTGTATGTGGAGCCGTATTTGGGGCTATCTCTCACACAGCAAAGACTAATAATACAGAAATAGATGTCCATACCTGGAGTTCTGCAACACGACTTGCACAAAAACAAAGGGATATGGTAGAATTGGATAATCGAGAAATGCCTAACGATGTTAAGGATTTCCTCGATAAATTCAACTTAATATAAACAAACAAACAAGGAGAAAGATGAATTCATTTAAGAAAATCGCTCTAGGACTCGCTGCAGCAATGTCCTTTGGCGTACTATCGGCACTTCCGACAAGTGCTGCTGTGATTGCACCTACACTAACGATTGATTCTGCTACAGACTCAATTCTAGTTGGTGAAACTGCAACAGCAGTAGTTACACTGTCATTTATTTCAGAAACAACAGCAGATACAGCAACCGTGCTTTCTGCTATGTTTGCACAGCCATCAACGGCTAACAAGTCAGCAACAATTACATTGCTAGAAACATCAACAGCAACTGTAGCAATTGCTAACACTAATCTTTCAGCAGATGTTAACTCAACTGTTAATACTCCAGGATATGTAACTGCAAAGTTTACAGTATCTTTGGTTGCTCCATCAGTTGCAGGTACATACGAGGCAAGAATTATTACAACTCGCCCATCAACTGGTCCATCAGTTGCATGGACAGTAACAGTAGGGGCTGGAGATACAGTTCCATCTGCTTCAACAACAACTTCAATTCTTAATAGAGGTGAAGTAATTACTGCTACAGCAGATGATTCAGTATTTGCGCCAAAGGCAGCAGCAACAGATGCAGCAGCAGTTATTGTTATTGCACAAAAGAATGCAGCAGGCAGAGCAACTTCAGAGTCGCTTCTTGCTACAGTAACTGGATCAGGAGCAATTGGATATGGCACAAATGCCACAACAATGTCACTTCTTGGTCGTTCAGTTGTTATCCCTTCAGGAAATTACATTGGCGTATTTGCTGACGGTACTGCAGGAGTTGGAACAATTACAATTACAACACTTACAGGTACAGTACTTGCAACAGAGAAGGTAACATTCTATGGAGACATTGCTACAATCGAAGCAACTCCAGTCAAGTCTGTTATTGCACTTGGTGCAAACACAACTACAGTTAAGGCAGTAGCAAAGGATGCTTCTGGCGTAACAGTTGGAGCAGGAACACTTAATGCTTTCTCAAGCAATATTGCAACAGTATCTGATTCAGGTACAGCAGCAACAATTGTTAATGGTGAGGCAGTATTTACTCTTACTGGTGTTAAGGCTGGAGATGTTGCAGTTACAATTAAGTCTGGAACAATCTCTTCTAACTCAGTTGCAGTACGTGTAGAGTCACCAGCAGCAACTGTAAAGTTGGCTTTTGACAAGGACACATATCTTCCAGGAGAAGCAGCAACTATTAGAGTAACAGTTCTTGATGCAGCAGGTCTTCCATTATCTGGAAAGACACACTCTGCTCTATTTGCAACAGGTGGAATTACTTCAACCTATGCATTTGGTTCAGGTTCAGATATTCTTACAGCAACATCAGTTACAACTGATACTGATACAGTTAAGTCATACAAGGTATTTATGCCATTGACAGAAAACACTGTAACAATTTCAGCAACTGGTGGAACTTCACTTCCTTTGGCTGGACAGGTAGCAGTATCTGCAACAGCGAAGGTATCAAACTCTTCTTCTAGCACAAACGCTACTCTTGCAGCATTAGTTGCACAGATTACCGCAATGCAGGGAATTTTTGATAGCCTTAAGGCAGAAATTACAACACTTAAGGCTGATAAGGCAGCAGCAGATGCTAAGGCAATTGCTGATCGTGCTGCTTTTGTAAAGCAGTATAATTCTCTTGCAACTAAATGGAACAAGAAGAATCCAAAGTCTAAGGTTGCACTTCTTAAGAAGTAAAACTTTATAAATTAGGGGGTTAGCCAAGTGCTAACCCTCTTTTTTATTTCAACAAAATGATATAATAAGACTATCAAACATCGGAAAGGATGTGCCCTCTATCGAAAAGATCCTACTAAAAAGTGGGGTAGTTGCTTTTTTGGTGGGTTTGTGGTTTATCTTATCTCCAATTAGCCAAGCACATGCAGATGAAACAGTAACAAACCAAGTATCTTCGTCTGATACATCAACGGCAACAATAGATTCTTCTTCAACAGTTATAGTGCATACATCTGTAGAAAGTGCTACAGCCATAATTGAGGTAGCACAGGCTACAATTACTCAGGCTGAAACTACCACGGCAGTCATAGAGACCCAAGCAACAGCCATTACAAGCCCTACAGAGACCATTACAGCCACTATTACACAGGCAAATACTTCTATTACCCAGGCTCAGACAGTAGTAGATAGTGCTACTGTGGCTGTTAACAATGTTATTTCTACTCAGAATTCCCTGGCTCAAGCGGTAGAAACTCAGACTGCTATGGCTCAAATAGTAGCCTCAGAATCAGCAACAGTCTTATCTCTGACAGATAGTATGACAGTTCTTAATGGACAAATAGATAGTCAAACAGCAATAGTTTTATCTGATAGTGCAACAGTAACATCAGAGCAGGCTGCCTTAACTTTAGTTGAAGATCAGATAGCCTTACAAAATTCAGGCAATCCACAAACAACAGATCTTCCTAAAGACGATGACTGGTCATTCCAAATGACTCTGCCCTATGCCCTCAGACTTGGTGATCAAGAATATACAGATGTTTATGTTGCTACAAATGGTTTGATATCTTTTGGTACCCCACAAGGTTGGGGTGGAAATGCTCCAGCAGTTTATATTAACTTCCGTGACTGGTGGAATGTTGATTCAGACACTTATGTTAGATATTCAACAACTATTAACACACTTTTAATTGAATGGATGGTTAGAGGGTATGGAACTCGTTCTGGGCAACTAACTAATATTATTTTTGATGCTGATGTAAATCCAATTGATGGAACATGGAAAGCAGATGTATCTTCAGTGGGTCAAGCAGGAAGCGGTCAAGTTCAAGTTAATCAAATAATTAATAATCAATTAACTGGATCTGTTATACAGCAAAATGAAGGGAGCACTCCAACAAATTTATCAGCACATATTGATATTACTGGATATACTCCATATACACCACTTCCAGCAGATACAAATTTAGCAGAGGCACTTGCATCAGCACAGGCAGATCTTTCTGCAGCACAATCAGTTTTGTCTGCATCACAATCAGTTCTGAATAGTTTGCTTGCAAATGAAGATGCTTTACAGTCTGAAATAGATGCAGCACAGGCTAATCTATCAGCAGCCCAAGCAGATCTTGCAGAAGCAACACAAGAAGTTGCTTACTGGGAAAATGAATTAGACAATGCAGAAGCAGAATTAAATGCTGCAGTATCTTCAATTGAGCCAGTAGTTGAAGCAATGAAAGCAGCAGTTGTTATTGCACAAACAATAGTTAATAATACTCTTGCAGAAGAAGAGGCAGCACGGCAGGCTGCAGCAGCAGCGGAGGCTGCTAGACAAGCAGCAATAGCAGAAGCAAATGCAAGAGCAGCAGAAGCAGCAGCAGCCCGTGCACAAGCAGAAGCAGCAGCAGCACAAGCAGCAGCAGCAAAGGCTGAGGCAGATCGTATAGCAGCAGAAGAGGCTGCAGCAAAGGCTCAAGCAGATGCTGAAAAGGCAGAAGCAGATAGGATTGCTGCAGAAGAAGCAGCACAAAAGGCAGAACAAGAAGCACAGGCTCAGGCAGAAGCAGAAGCAAAAGCAGAGGCTGAAAGATTAGAGGCTGAAGCAGAAGCAGCAAGACAGGCTGAAGAAGATGCTAAGGCTGAGGCTGCAGCCAAGGAAGCGGAGGCAGAGGCTGCCAGACAAGCAGAGGAAGATGCTAAAGCAGAGGCAGAAGCAAAAGAAAAGGAATTAGAAGAAGCAAAGGCTGAAGAAGAAGAGGCTCAAGCAAAAGAAGAAGAATTAAATGAGATTCTTGAAGATGCTAAAGACGGTAAAGAATTAACTGAAGAACAAAAAGAAGTTCTTGTAGAGGCTTTGCTTGAAGACCTTAAGCCTGGAGAATCAGTTTCAGCAGCAGAAATTAAAGCATCTGGAGTTTCATATGCAGACCTTCCACCATCAACACCAGTTGAACTTCGCACTGATGAAAATGGAAATGCTCTTGTAATTACCGCTGCAGTAGCAGCAAATATTGAATTAGTTCAAGATCCAGGAGCGTTGCTTACAGCCGCTCTAACAGATCCTGGAGCAGCATTAGCAGCACTTGGAAGCATCGGCGCTGATATGACAGAAGCAGAAAGAGAAGAAGCAACAGAAATGGTTGTGGCTACAGTTGTAGCAGCAGGTGCAGCAATTAATGCCGCAGCCGTTGCAACAGGTGGGGCAACTGGAGGAGGTACAGGTGGTGGAGGAAGTTCTGGTGGGGGCGGTGCTTCAGGTGCCAATTCACCAGGTTCAAGAGGAGGAAGAAAATGGTAAGAATACTAAAAAATATAATCAAAGATCTAATTGATCAGGCATGGACTCTTCTTGGAATGTTTATTGCCTGGGTTGTGTTAGATGGTAGTGCAAAAACCATAGTTGGCTATGGAATTATAGCAACTACCGCACTTTGGATATTAACTAGTCCTGCTAGAAATAAAGAAGAGTAGTATAATACAGACTATGAAGAAAATGTTAGCACTGCTATCAATCATAGCCTTATCTATGTCTTTAACTTCTTGCGGAATGTTAGAAAATAGATATCGTTATGAGTGCCATGACCCTGCTAACTGGTATAATAAAGAGTGTAATCCACCAATCTGCCAAGCAGATGGGTTGTGCACTAAAGACATACTTGGTTTTGATCCTACGGAGGGTAGCGTAAATGAGTAAAAAAAGATATACATCAGATGAACTAGATGCAAGATTAAAGTTTTTCCTTGGCATGACATTAGGAACAATTCTATTGTTTACAACTATGGGTATTTTGTATGCCCTGGTTTTTGTTACACAACCAATAGGTGAACAATCAGAAAATGATAAAATGTTTTTCAATGTTCTATCATCTGTAGCAACATTTATTACTGGCACGCTTGCTGGTATCTTGATTGGTAAAAATGGTGGGGGTTCAGATAGTTCACAAACTTCTCAGCCATATGAGTCACAGGCTATTCAAACATCTGAGCCTACAGTTAGCCAGGTAGCAGATGATATTGATGATCTTGACGACTTTATTGAATAAATAACACCTTGCTTGACACTATTTAAGGGTAGATGGTATACTTAAATATACGTATCTAGAGGGGTTTTTGCATGACTTGCATTGCTGTAGTAAAACATGACGATAAAATTTACATGGCTGGTGACCGTGGTGCGTCAGATGATGGAACTATTCTTGCTCTAGATGCACCAAAAGTTTGGAAAATTGGTCCATATTTAATTGGATATGCGGGGGCAATGGATGGAGAAAGAATTCGTTATAACTTTAAGCCAACTGCACCAAACATTAAAGATACAGATAAGTTTATGCAAACAAGATTTGTTAAAGAATTAAAAGAATTTTATAATGAGTTTTGGGTAGATACATCAAAAGATGGAGATCTTGGTTTGATTATTGCAGTTCGTGGTGAAATATATGAACACAGTTCTGCGGATATGTCTTTATCTAAATATACACTTCCATATCTTGCAATGGGTTCAGGTGCTGAATATGCTTATGGCGTTCTATATGCAACTGATAAACAAAAAAATGCAAGAAATCGTGTAGTCTCTGCTGTATCAGCAGCAATTAAGTTTAGTCCATCTTGCATGGGTCCAGTTGACGTAGTAAGCATTTAAGGGTATACTTATAATATGCATGAAGAAGATAGCGTAGAAGACGCAGAGTTTGGCATTTGGTTAACAAATGGAATTGAACGGGGATGGGTAACAGAACCGTATTGCAATACCCATGATGGTGGATATCAGTACATGGGTGAAGATGAAATGCAAGAATGGGAAGACGGTGGCGACCCATGTTGTCATGTAGTCCGTCTAATGATCTAAGGAGAAAAATGAAAAAAATAGCAGTGGGGTTAATTGCAGTAGTAAGTTTAGTGGTTTTACAACCAACATATGCTCAAGATAAAAAGTCAATCGTTATTATTGACACAGCAGTAGACACATCTCTACCAGCATTGCAAGGTAAGATTATCCATGAAGTTTGCTTAATGGAAGAACTTCGTTGTCCAAACAAGAAGTCTTTTATGGAAGGTCCAGGATCTGCAACGCTTCCAGCAAATCAGATTTATTCTGGGGGATTTGCACATGGAACACAAATGTCTTTGGTTGCTACAAAAACCAATCCAAACATTGACATTGTATTTATTCGAATTTTTCCTATGGATAAAAATGGAAATGTTGCTACATCTGCTGCAAATGCAAACAGCACAGTAAAGCAGGCTCTTGATTGGGTAATTAAAAACAAGACAAAGTTTAATGTAGTTGCAGTTTCTGTTTCGCTTGGTCAAAAACCAACAAAGACTGGAACAAATTATTGCTCTATGAATAGATTCGACTCTGGACTAAAATCTTCTATTGAGTCTTTAAAGGCTTTAGGTGTTGCATCAGTTTTTGCAACTGGTAATGAAAGAGATAAAACTCGTATTAACTATCCAGCATGCTTAACAGAAGCAGTGGCAGTTGCATCTATTGGTCCTAGAGGAAATACAGAAGCATACAATAATGATTCTGCAGAAACTGATTTTTATGCTCTTGGCAGACATGAATTTGCTACAGAAAATGTATCAGGAACTTCTGCTGCAACCGCAGCCTTTGCAGCATATTGGGCAAAATCTTATGCTGGAAACTATCAAATGACTTATGATTATCTAAAGTCTATTGCTACAACATCAGACACAAACAAAAACAATACAGTTGTTGATGTTTTAAAGTAAAAGGTTTTGGTCTGTAGTTCAGTTGGCAGAACAAGGCACTGTTAATGCCTGGGTCGTAGGTTCGAGTCCTACCAGACCAGCCAAGCGACTATTGCATAGTGGTAGTGCGTAACCTTGCCAAGGTTAATGTGCGAGTTCGATTCTCGCTAGTCGCTCTAAAGATTTGGTATAATAGTAGTGTACTGCCTACGGGGGTACACTAACTTATTCGCTTGAAAGGGGAATAAAAATGGTAACAAAACTCGCTATGGATCTATTCAATGATCCTTTTTTTATTGGCTTCAACAGAGAGTTGAATCGCCTAAACAGCGCATATAAAACAAACTCACAAACATATCCACCTTATGACATCCTAAAACTAGATGAAGATACATATAGAGTCTCACTAGCCATTGCTGGATTCTCAAAGGAAGATATTAATGTATCTGTAGATAATGGAACATTAATTATCAAGGGTGAGATTGTTGAAGTAACAGATGCTGAAGTAGTTCACAAGGGAATTGCTGCTCGTAAATTTGTACGATCATTTGCTCTTGGAGAATACATGGAAGTAACTGGGGCTGAAATGAAGGATGGTATGCTACACATTAATGTAGATCGTATTGTTCCAGAAGACAAGAAGCCTAAAACAATTGACATCAAAGTTGCAAAAAAGTAACCAATAGGATATAATAGACTAGAGGACCTGGACATGTCCTGTAATAAACTGTCCACTTTAATTAGGAGGAAACATGGCAGCAAAAGGTAGTTTGGCAGCAATTATTGAGGTTGCTAAAGCAGAAATTGGAACTATTGAAGGTCCAAAAGATAACGAGACAAAGTATGGTAAATGGTCTGGTGCAAACTTTGCTCCATGGTGCCAGTCATTTGTCTCTTGGTGTGCATTTACATCTGGTCTAGATCCAAAGAAGTATCCAAAGACTGCATCAACTGTTGCAGCAGCAGATTGGTTTAAGAAGAATAATCGTTGGGCAGATGCTCGTAATGATGATCCAACACCAGGAGACTGGATTTATTTTGATTTCCCAGATGATGGTGTAAATCGTATTTCACATGTTGGTCTTTGCATTAAGAACAATGGTGATGGAACAATTCAAGTTATTGAAGGAAACACATCTGGAACTGCAAAGGGTGACCAACGCAATGGCGGAATGTGTGTAGAAAAGACTCGTGCTTATGTAAAGAATAAGAAAGGTATCCTTAACGCAGTTGTTGGTTGGGGTCGTCCAGTATACGCTGGAGAAGAAAACCTTGCATTACTTTCAAAGGGTGAATCAATAATTCCATCAGGTTCAGTTGCTGTAAAGCCTTCTGCTCCTGCAGAAAAGAAAGAGTTTAAACCATTTAAGGTGGGCTCAAAAGGAGAAACAGTAAAAAAGGTTCAAGAACTTCTTGGAGTCAATGCCGATGGTGATTTTGGTCCAGGAACTGAAAAAGCAGTTAAGGCTTTTCAAAAGAAATCTTCTTTGCCAGTAACAGGTGTAGTCGATCAAGCAACACTAAAGGCACTAAGAGGTAAGTAATATGCCAAGATATGACTACAAGTGTACTGTGTGCTCGTCTCAAGTTGAATTTGAAAGAGGATTTGGTGAAGATAGGGAACCAGTATGCTGTAGTCAATCTATGCAAAGAGTTTGGACTGCAACAGCAACAATTTTTAATGGTAGTGGATTCTATTCAACAGACAACAGAAAGTAGCGGTATACTATGAGAACAATGATTACAGAAGAGATTGTTGCAAAAGAATGGGTATTAAAAGCGACAGATCGCTGTGATTCATGTGCAGCAGAAGCCCTTGTCAAGGTTACTGGTTTAACTGGAGACCTAATGTTTTGTGGTCATCACTATAACAGGATTATGGACAATAAAGAGGGTTATGCAAAGATGATGTCTTTTATGCTTACAATTGTTGATGAGCGTGAAAAATTGGTTGAAAACAAAGCGAAAGGTAAAGACTACTAATGTATGAGTATTTTGTTAAAGAAGTAAAGAATGTTGTCGATGGAGATACCATTGATGTTATTATTGATTTAGGGTTTGATATTTTATTTTCATCCCGTGTTCGTCTTGCTGGTATTGATACTCCAGAGTCACGCACAACAGACAAGGCTGAAAAGGCTCTTGGAATTGAAGCAAAAGAATACCTCAAGAAGCATCTAAAGGATGCTAAGTCTGTAGTAATTCGTACAGAAAAAATGGACTCATCAGAAAAATATGGTCGCATACTTGGCTGGGTATATGTAAATGGAGAATCAGAATCTCTTAATAATAAGATGATTAATGATGGATACGCATGGGGATATCTTGGTGAAACTAAGATCAAAGATTTTGAGGCATTAAAAAAGGCTAGAGCAAAGTCTGGCAAGTGATGCGTCATATACTATACTTTACTGCTGAATGGTGCAATCCATGTAAGCGTACAAAGCCAATTGCAGAAGAGTTGAATAGAGATAATGTTATTAAAATTCAATTTATTGATGCTGACGATAATGGAGAACTTTGCAGAAAGTTTGAAATTAAAGCAATACCAACCTTTATTTTAATAGAAGATGGTAAAGAACTTAGACGTATGAATGGTGCCAAAACAAGAGAGCAAATTGAGGAATTTATTAATGGATAGCGAAGAAGATAAAATTATAGACGACCTCATCCTTAAAGGTGGTCTTGAGGCTGCTGCCATTGATGAAGATACTGGCGAGATGCTTTACTCATTTACCCCAAAAATACAACAATTAATGCCTGATCTTTATAATGAGCATATCCGCACAGTCAATTCTGAAGTTATGAATCTATGGGAAAAAGGCTTTTTAAACCTAGATCTATTTCAAAAGGATCCAGTAATCACAATTACCCCAAAGGCTTTGAATAGAGAAGAGATTGAAGGCTTATCTAAGCAAGAAAGATGGTCTTTGTTTGAAATCATTAGGCTGCTCCAGCGTAAAGTCTGATATAATTTAGATAGAAACTTAGGAGGTTTACTATGCCGTATCATATTGGGGCAAAGGGTTCATACGGATGTTCAGGATACCCTGCTGTAAAAGAGGGTACAAATGAAGTAATGGGATGCCATAACACACGAGCAGAAGCCGCTGCACAGATTTATGCAATCAATCGTTCAGAAGGTAACATAGACAAATCAATGCATGTTGTAAGAGAAGGCGATTTTGTCATGGGTATGACTAAAGAAGGAATGATTCATGGTATGGTAGAACATATTATGATAGAAGGTGGAACATTGGGAACACCTGGAACTGAGTATGCCCTTGAGTCAATGCCTCCAGAAAATCCAGCAATGTCTGTAAGAATTTATAAAGAAGAAGAAGATGGTTGGGAGCCAACTGCATATAGCATTGGAATGATGTATAAAGATGCAGAGGTAATTGATATTGACAATCATTCAATGGAAAATGAAGAAGATGATGAAGAAGAATCAGATATGGAATCTGAAGAGAATTATATGGATAAAGCAAAGAAGCCTAACTATGGTGAAATGATTCAGCCACGTAGTGGTGGTTCCACACCAGCAAATCCAAAGTTATATGCAAGAGTGGTACAAGCAGCAAAAGATAAGTTTGATGTTTATCCTTCTGCAGTAGCAAATTCTTGGGTTGTACAAGAGTACAAGCGTCGTGGTGGAACCTATAAGTCAGATTCACAGTCTACAACAAAAAGTATTTGGGATGGTTCTTTTGATCCAAAAGGATTAATTAAGTAATGTCAAAAAGAAAAGCAACAGCATTTAATCCAACACAGATTAAGAATGGAAGAATTGTTCGTCTTAGAAAAGATGGAACAGTTAAGGCAGATCTTGGTCCATATTTAAATAAATCACAAAAGAAGGTTAATCATGGCTGATACATATACACCTAATGCTGGAATGAAGGCTGCTGCTAGACGTGCATTAAAGTGGAAAGAAGATGGCAAGGCAACTGGTGCAGGAACTCCCGTAGGTTGGGGTCGTGCAACTGATATTGTAAATGGATCACCAATGTCTTTGAGTACTGTCAAGCGAATGTTTTCTTTTTTTTCTCGTCATGAGGTAGACAAAAAGGGCAAAGGCTTTTATGATGGTCCAGAGTTTCCTTCTAATGGTCGTATTATGTGGGATGCATGGGGTGGAGATGCAGGTTTTGCATGGAGTCGTGCAATAGTAAATAGAGAAAAAAGTAAAGCAGAAAAGGCATGGGTAGGAAGCGCATTTAGTTTCAGAAAGGGGTAGAAACATGGACGATCTTAGCGTTGAAGAATTAAAACAGTTAGTTACTTTTTATAAGCAGAAATCTTCGGATTTAGAGTTTAGCCTATTACACACTCAATTAAAGTTAAATAAGGCTATTTCTTTTCAAAATCTTGAAGAACCTAGACCAGCAGTGAAGACTGTTATAGACAAAAAATCAAAGCCTGATTAATAGGGGAAGATATGGAATATATCCTTATTGTGGGCTTGACATCCATAGCCAGTTGGTTTATAATTAGAGTAATAAGGAAAAATGCTAGAAAAGGTTTTTCAAAGACTCTGTATAGTCAAAGCGACATACATAATCTATTGAAATATTTTTTCTCATTGGAAATAAACAATAACGAAAAACATCCTTCTCAGTTGACAAAGCGCAAAGAAAAGGATATGATTAAAGTTATCTTTATGGGAAACCTAGCATACTGGGTATCAGAAAACATATTTTATGTTGCAGAAGCAGTTGACGGAGAAGTAATTCCTGAAACAGCAGAACCAGTTGATACCAATAGTATGTCAAGAAGAGACTTAGACAAGATGCTGTTCATATTGGATAGCCTAAAGAATGGAAAAAAAAATGATAGTAGCAGTGCAGGGAACGAATGACTTTGATGATTACAACATCTTCATTCGTGCCATGGGGGTTGCACTTTCCACAATGCCAGAAGAAGATAGAGAGTTCGTAATCTATTCTGCTGGACCTGCTCGTATTAATTCTTTTGTTTCAGAGTTTTCAAATCTTTCAGAGCGTGGGATGAAAGCAAGAGGTCGTAAGATCAAATTTTATAAAGTTGCTTCAGCCTGGCTTGAAGAAAATCTAGAACAAGTAAACTATTTTGCGTTTCTTAGCAAACCTAAGCAACCAAATTCAAGGTTAGTTGCTTCTGCTGAATTAAAGAATATTGAAGTTGGAATTTTCCGTTACTAACAGAGAGAACAAAATGATAATCAATAAATTAGAAAAGATGGAAAAGATTGTTGCATCAAACAAATCATTAGCATGGATTGGTTGGGATGTTGCAGAGCGTAAGAAAACCGATATGGGCAGGACTGCTGTAAACGGTGTAAGAGTCAATGATCAGTGGTACACACAACGAGTATTTAAACTTGATCGAAATGGCTGGGATATTCCAAACAAATACAGGATGTAAAACATGAAACAGCACATCTGGAAAGACGATGCTGAGTGTTTAGGTCTTGATACTGATATATTTTTTGATAAATATGAAGAAGAGCCAACGCTTAGATTAGCGGTAGACTCTATATGCAATACATGTCCAGTTAGAAAGACATGTTTTGCTAATGGTGTTTCTGGAAAAGAATGGGGAGTTTGGGGTGGTATATATCTTGAAGGTGGAGAAATATCTAGAGAATTCAACAATCATAGGACTAAAAAAGATTGGGCAGAAACTTGGCAATCTTTAACAATGGATAAATAATGTATACAGATTCTATGCGTAGAGCCTTTCATTCTATTATTCCCCCAAAAGGATTTAAAGTACAGATTATTGACAACGATGCCTTTCTTACGATAAAATTAGATGAAAAGCATTTTGTAACTATGGTTCATGATGAAAAGATCCAAGCGTTACAATATGTTGTTCAAGTTAAAAAGGCATTAGAAATGAATGGGGCAGTGGTCTTGGTCACTAGAGAGGCAATAAAATAATGCAAACATTTTTACCATATCAAAACTATGACGAGTGTGCAGAATCTCTTGATAATAAACGTTTAAATAAACAGATACTTGAGTCTTATCAAATTCTAAAGGTATTGTCTGGTCAATCACCTTCAGGGGCTTGGCGTAATCATCCAGCAGTTCTTATGTGGAAAAATGCAGAGTACTCACTAAGAACATATGCTAAAACCATGATTACAGAGGCTAAGAGCCGTGGCATAAGGACAGATAAGAACGAAGCCAATATAGACGCTCTAGAAGCCTTGTGTGGCGATATATGGGGTACTGAGAAGCCTTTCTGGGCTAACTCAAATGGTCCACACCTAAAGCGTATTAACATTACCCACAGAGCAAACCTATATCGTAAGGATCCAGAATATTATGCTGAGTTCTATCAGGATACTAAGAATGAGAATAATAAGCCTTGTTGTGATAAATGTTTATACTACTGGGTAACTCATGCTACCCGCTCAGTTTGACAAAACCAGGACAAAAGAGTACAATAATATATAGAAAGGCAACAAATGAGTAACATTATTGTTATAGTTTTAGGAACGCTTACGGCTTCTTTTGCCATTGCCTATTCCGTTACTCTTTATAGAATTACTAAAATAAATCAGGCGTTTGCAAAACTTTTTATATCACATGAATCTCTTCAAGACTTTATTGCAAAGAACAATGTTGAGTTTAAAAATGATAGCGATATACACAAAGAAAATTTTATAAAGTTTTTATCAGATTCTCGTGATTGGGCTTTTGATTATATAGAAGAAGTTCAGACTGGTCTCGATAAGTTTATCAAAGAAATAGAACCAGAAATGAAATATTTTTCTGAATTTGGTATAGTTGGTTCTGCATACCCACATTATGATTCAATGAAAAAAATTCTTGCAGCATATCAAGAACTAATTAAACTTATGCCATCGGAGCCTGTAGCAAAAGATGCTTGATGTCAGGGGAATACCTACATGCATTTGTCCACAGTGTGGTGGAGAGTTGTTTCGTGCATTAGTTTCTTTTGATCCAAAAACATATACAGTCGGAATGTATCACTTAGATATTCAATGCCATGATTGTGGTGCTCTATGTACTGCGCCAACGCCAGTAGATCATCCAAATGGTCCAAACAATGAAGTGGGGAATAAAGAATGAAAGAAATTACTTTATCAGTATTAACAGGTTTTGGATGCGGTGTCGTGTTCGCAGCATTCAAATTGCCAGTACCAGCACCACCAGTTTTTGCGGGAGTCGCAGGAATTATTGGTTTATGGATTGGCTTCACAACACTAACACGAATTATATCCTAGGAGGAATAATGAATAAGATAATCAATGATAAGACTAAAGCAATGCTGGCATCATATGGTCGCTCAGTACTTGCATCAGGTCTTGCACTGTACATGGCAGGCGTAACAGATCCAAAGGATCTATGGACAGCACTTGTTGCAGCCATTGCGCCAGTAGCAATTAGAGCAATTAATCCAAACGACAAGGCTTTTGGTGTACTACCAGATGTTAAGGAAGTTGAGAAGGCTCTTAAGGCTGCAAAGGCACCAGCAAAGAAGGCTGCCGCAAAGAAGTAATCAATCTTCTATCAGGAAGCCAGTCTAGAGATAGGCTGGCTTTTCTGTTTACTCATTTATAATATCAAGATATTTTTGTTTTAATTTATCAACAGAAAAGTTATCTAAACCTATTTGAACCGCAGTTTCTTTTATTTCTTTTTTACTGTCATTGCCAATATACTTATCAATAATCTTGGCAAGTCTTTCTGGATTAACATTATAAACATCAACCATAGATTTAGTTCTGAATGTATCTATTTTCTTTGAATCTGCTAACCATTTTGATGGAAGGATTGCATTGTTTGGTGATATGTCAGTCATAAAAACTGGCAGGGCACTCATAAGAGCCTCATTCATAGGTAAACAAAGACCAGCATAACGTCTAGGAAGCACCATAGCATCAAACCCACTATACATGTCTTGTCTGTTATCAGGGTTTCCTATTTCAACCTTCACTCTTGGATCTTTGCAAGTATGGTTCATTGGGGTTTGAGATTTAATTACTAATTCGTAATCTTCTTTAGAATACTTAATCATTTCAAAAATACTGTCAGTACCGTTTCTATCTTTTGCAGCCTTTTTTCCAGCAATATGAAGTATTCTTCTATGGTCTTTTAAAAGGTTTGTTTCTTTTGCATCATTAAATAAACTGTGATCTGTTGGTGGAGGCAAATGCACTACTTTTGTTTTACTGCCAAATTTTTCCATAACTATATCTAAGTTCCATATGCTTGGTGAAAGTAACACATCTGGCAATGTCCAGTCTGGGTTTACTAAGTTGCCAAATAACTCATAGTTATATTGAAGAATAGTTTTAATTCCCTGTTTTTTAGCACGATCAACTAACTCTAAATGATAAAAAGTTTCACAACTTATTACTACATCCAGTCCTTCAAGAAATTGAATTATCTCATTTGTTTTGGGCATACCCTTAACAGTTTCAATAACGTTATACCCCTTGTACCATTCAGGATGTTGTTTATTGTTATTAAAAAATTGAGAGTTAATTAAAAGTATTTTATCAGGACTAAGCATTTTAACAAGTTCCATGGTTTGATTACCAAGACCAGTGTTATCAGATCGTGCAATAATTCCTAATTTCATTGTGTATATCCCCAAATATCATCGTCTGTTGTAAATTTTCTAGTACCTTCACGACCATCTAAATGATAAGATCGTTTTATGTGACCTTCTGGATGGTATATCCAAAGTTTATGGTGTTCCCATCCTTCTTGACTAAAAGTTCCGTAAGGTAAACAATCATCCTGAACTCTGCCATGAAACCTATCTTCAATAAAAGTTTTTTCGTCAGAAAAAGGTAAGATAACATCTTTATAATATCTTACAGTGCTTAAGTGAGGTCGTTGGCTCCATTGTGCAGTCTTCATAAATCCATCTTCTAAACCAAACATTAGGTGTTTATGTGGCTCAGGAATTGATGCTTCAAAATGAAAACGAATGGTATTAGCCTTTTTATACTCTAACATATCTAAACATTTTTGCCAATCAATTTCACAGTCTGGAGTAATCGGTGCATCACCTTCAATATAAAGCATTACTGAGGTATCTATAAGATTAATAGTTTGTTTCATCATCGTGGTTTGATGGCTATGCTCTTTGAATATTATTGGTAAAACATTTTTCCACTCATGCAAACATTTCCATAAAACTCTATTCTTGTACTCATCATAATCTAATTTACGTGACATTCTTTCTTCACGTAACCCATCTATTTGTAAAATAATTTCATTGTCTGGAAAGTGTGATCTTATTGAAGAAATTGTTTCATCAAGAATAAATGTATTAGGATGACTTGGTAAAACAGAAGTTACAACTACAATGGTTATATCTCTTTTATGCATTTACTTGCCTCATAATCTTAATACCTAAATCTCTTTTATATTTAATCCACCAACAAACAGCCTCATGCATATTTTCAGGATAATTATTTAATAACTCAGGAACTATACTTTTTAACAGATGCCAGTTTTTTACAGACTTTATTGGTGTCTTTCCTTCAAAAATAAAATCATAATAATTAATAGGATTACCAAATGGATCAACAGCATCTACCACTGGCAAGCATAACATTTCTAAAGCCTCATAAAATCTAAAAGATTCTATTACAACGGCTCCAGAGGGTGATGGAGCAATCTTTGCACTAGCAAGGTTCATATAGTAGTCCTTTGGGTGATCACCTTGTGCAAAGCCTGCTGTAGGCTTAAAAAGGGCATTAGAGATGGTTTGCATGGCATCAGACAACTGCTTTCGTCTTGAATGTGTGATTTGTCCACCAAAATATACATCATACTTTTTATTTGGATATTCAGGCACATATTTTTTTAAATGTTGTGGTACACCTAAAGGTAATTTGTTATATTTTTTGTGTTGTTTATGTGGTGTTTGAATCCATATTTCTATGTTAGGATGATTAATCTTAGTTAAATTAAATCTAACTTCTTCATCTCCTGTAAAAAATAAAACTACTCTACCTATTTTTTGTAACTCTTTATTAACATCTTCTTCGTGACCAAGGTTTTGAGGTCCAGGAACAACAACAAAAGCACGATCAACATCTGGTAATGAGTTTACCTTTATTTGTTCAATATTATATTTATCAAATATTTCTTTTAATAAACCGTAATCCCATTTATCAGAAGCACAATCCTTTTCATCAAAGGAGTATAGATATGCCTTTACCATTTATTATCTTTTCTCAAAATACCAATGTGCTTCGTGGTTCTTTGCTAAGAACTCTCCAACATAGCCAAAAGATTCTAAGTAAGATATGGTATCTTCAGGCGTTGTATTATAATCACGGATACCCAGATCATCATGAATAGATACAAATATTTTTAAATTATTATCTTGTAATGTTTTTTCCGCACCCTTAAATACAAGAAGTTCTGCACCTTCTACGTCGATGTTTAGAACATCTGGAACAATACCAACCTCAGAAACATAATCATCTACCTTAATCATTGGTATGCTTTCTGTATTGTCATGAATATATACATACTTATTTCTATCAATAATTGGTCCAAGATACTTTTCTCCCCAAGCATTTAAGTCACTGCCTTTTCGGGTATCTGTTGTTTTATCACCCATTAATCCAGAGTAACATGCCATAGGGTCTACAGAATAGTTTTTATACCATAGTGCATGTATGTTTGCCCAGAACTCTGGCGTTGGCTCAATTAGTACCATGTTTTCTGGTCCAACAATGTCAGCATAAACTAAATTACACCATCCAGCCTCTGTTCCAATATCAAAAAATACATCACCCTTTTTTAGATGAGACTTCATGCTGTAGATTCTTTCGCTCTCCCAATAATCCCATACATCCCAATTTGCTAATGGCTCATTAAGTTTTAATCTGTAGTCATAGTTCTTTGTTTGC